GCGCTCTAGCGTTTGCTAGAGCTCTTTATTTTAGCCCGGTCACCCCCGCCGGGCTAAAGTTTTTTTAGATAAAAAAATCAGAGCCAAAAGGCTCTTTTTTAGTGCATGAAAGGATGATATATATGGCTAAATCTCCTTTAAATTGGGTAGGTGGAAAGTCTTATATTGCGAAAGATATTATTCAACTATTTCCACAGCATCAAACATATGTTGAAGGTTTTGGCGGTGCTGCCTGGGTATTGTTTACAAAAGAACCAAGTCCTATAGAAGTTTATAACGATATTGATAGCAATTTATATAATTTTTTCAACGTTTTAAGAGATAACGAAAAGGCACAAAGATTAATAGAACTATTAGATTTAACATTATACTCTCGTGAAGAATATTACAATTGCTTAAAAAATCTAAAAACTGGGAAAATAAAAGAATTTAATGATGTGGAACAAGCAAGGCAATTTTTTGTATGTTGTATTCAAGGCTTTAGTGGAGGATGGAGTTATTCAATAAAGCACAACAGAGAACCAAAAGGATGGTTGAACAAAGTAAATGGTTTAGTAGAAGCTATTGAACGATTCAAAAGTGTACAAGTAGAACATTTAGATATAAATGATTTGCTGTTGAAATATGATACTGAAGATACGTTGTTTTATCTTGACCCTCCATATGTATCGGATACAAGAACAAAAAATATATATTGTTACGAAATGAGCAATGATAAACACAGAGAAATGTGTGAGATTTTATTGAATGTTAAAGGGAAAGTAATATTAAGCGGTTATGATAATGAAATATATAAAGAAATTTTAGAAGCGAATGGTTGGCGGAAAATTGTACTCAAAGAATGTACATTACGTAGTCAAAAGAAATCAAGAAAAGACAAAAAAACGGAATATGTATGGGTAAACTATGATGTGACATAAACTTTTTATGTAAAATCAATGCAAGAATGTTATTTAAAACAGACATACAGCGAATTTTGTGGAGTTGAAAGGTTCTTTTTTCATGCACAAATATCAAAAAATATCAAAAAGGAGGTGTGCTCATGGGCTTGACAAAGAAACAAATGGAAGTAGCAAAATTAATTGCTGAAGGGTATTTAACTCAGAGGGAAATAGCAGAAAAAGTTGACGTGAGAGAAGAAACAATCAGTCGATGGAAAAAACAAGAAGAGTTCCAGAAAGCTATTGATGATTTCACGGCAGAGATGAAAAAAGACATAGAACGCAAGCTCATGAGCATGGCTCCTGAAGCATTGCGTCAGTTACGCAAATTACTCAATGCAAAGTCTGAAATGGTGAGACTACAGGCCATAAAAGACGTACTTGATAGGCTTGATATTAAACCAGCTGATAAACAGGATATTGACCTTAAAACTGACATGGAAATCGTCGTTAAGCTGCCAGAGGACTTAACGACTGATGAGAAATGATTAAGATAGATTTAACTGCATTACCAGAGATAACAAATGACGTATACTACCCGCTTTATAGAGACAAAAGCCGTTATCTTGTGTTGTACGGCGGTGCAGGTAGTGGGAAATCTGTATTTGCTGCGCAAAAGATTTTGGTGCGGATACTTACAGAACAGCCACATAGGTTTTTGGTGGTCAGAAAAGTTGCAAGGACGCTAAGGTTTAGCGTCTTTTCTTTATTTCAGGACCTAATAGCTCAATGGAGTTTATCGCCGCTGTTTAAAATCAACAAATCAGACATGACAATTACCTGCACTAATGGCAACCAGATTATATTCGCTGGCCTTGATGATGTAGAAAAGCTAAAGTCCATTGCTGGAATAACCGGAATATGGATTGAGGAAGCCAGCGAGCTTGAGCAGAAAGATTTTCAACAGTTAGACTTACGATTGCGAGGCCCGACAAAGCATTACAAACAAATTATTCTGACGTTTAACCCAATATCAGTGCTACACTGGTTGAAGAAAGTTTTTTTTGATTTTAAGAAGGATAATGCTACGATAGTAAAATCCACGTACAAGGATAATAAATTTATTGACCCCGAGTATGTGAAAGTCCTTGAAGACTTGAAAAATCAAGATGAGACGTACTACAAAATCTATGCACTTGGCGAATGGGGTGTACTTGGCAATCTTGTTTATACGAACTATGTTATCGAGGAGATACCGCTTGCTGATGACAGATACAATGCAATTTATTACGGGCTTGACTTTGGTTATAATGACCCATCAGCACTTATAAAAATAGGCTGGAAGGACAGCGAAATATATGTGCTTGATGAGATATATGAAAGGCGTTTGACAAATACAGAGCTAATAAAGCTGTGTGAAAGCAAAGTTGACAAAAAACACTTGATTATAGCTGATAGTGCAGAGCCAGACAGAATAAAAGAGTTTAAGAAAGCTGGTTTTAGAATTCAACCTTGTACAAAAGGCAAGGATAGCGTGAAATTCGGTTTGGATTGGTTAAAAAGGCGTAAAATACACATTCACCCTAGCTGCGTGAATACCATCAAGGAGATTCAGACGTACAAATATCGTGAGGATAAGGACGGCAACGTGCTTGATGAACCAGTCGATTTCAACAACCACGCAATGGACGCATTAAGATATGCAACAGAGCTATTGAGAGGCATGAAAGAAGTACGGATTAGAGCTTTATAAGGGCGGTGATTGAATGTTCGAGAGAGTAAAAAGCTTTTTCACAAAGCAAAGCCAAACGTTTAGAGCTATTATATCGATAACGTTAGGACAACCGCAATGGACACCAAAGAATTATGCCAGCTTTGCAAAGGAAGGCTACCAGAACAACGTCTATGTCTATGCTTGCGTGCGGCAGATTGCAATGGCTGTAGCAGGTATACCATGGTTGGCTTACAAAAAAGGTAGAGGCGGAAAAGTGCAAGAGTTGGATGAACATCCACTGATTGATATTTTGAAACAGCCAAATCCATGGCAAGGAGGCAGCAGGTTCTTTGAGAATCTAGCTGCTTTTTTGATGCTTTCAGGGAACAGCTACATTGAAGCGATTGGACCAGAGCGAGGTGCACCGAAAGAGCTGTATGTGCTTAGACCTGATAGGATGAAAATTGTCCCCGGTAATTCGCAGCAACCTATAGCCGGTTATCAGTATACAGTTGGCGGTGTTACGGTAAATTTCAAGCCTGAAGAAGTATTACACCTGAAGCTGTTTAACCCACTTGATGACTGGTATGGGCAAAGTCCAATTGAAGCAGCGGCTAGAAGCATTGACCAGAACAACGAAAGCAGGGCATGGAATGTGGCTTTACTCCAGAATAGCGCAAGACCACCAGGGGCTTTGGTAACAGAAAATGAGCTTAGTGAGGAACAATACAAACGGCTGAAAGAGGAAATACAAGAGAAATACGCAGGAAGCAAGAATGCAGGAAGGCCGATACTGCTTGAAGGTGGTTTAGATTGGAAAGAGATGGGCTTGTCACCGGCTGATATGCATTGGTTGGAAGGCTTGAAGTTATCAGCGAGGGAAATAGCAATTGCATTTGGCGTGCCTCCTGAGTTGATAGGAGACACAGCTAACAAAACATACAGCAACTACAAAGAAGCAAGGCAGGCATTCTATACAGAAACAGTGTTGCCGTTGATGGACTGGATTAGGGACGAGCTGAACAATTGGCTAGTACCGAAATTCGGTGATGACAAGATATATATCGATTATGACAAAGATGAAATAGAGGCTTTGCAAGAAGACCGAGCGGCGGTTTGGGAGAAAGCTATGGAAGCAGTCAAAATCGGAGTGCTGACACCAAACGAGGCAAGGCTACTGCTTGGCTATGAAGAAATACCTGGCGCTGACACTTTAATGGTGCCGGGTAATATGATGCCACTTGCAACTATTACGGGCGAGGATGTGACAGAAGAATGATGAGGAAAACAGACCCTTATGGAAGAGATAAACCAAGTTCAATACCTTCGCCTACCAAACCAACAGGCGAAATTGTTCCACGATATAATCCACCTGGAATACCGCCCTACCTGAAGCCTATACCAATAAACACAAGAGATACTCTTGCAGTATTACGAGGGTATTTAAATGCAACCGAACCAAAAGTAGTGCGATGGCTATATTCAACATGGAATGCTGAAAGAGAGGCAATCAAATATCAGGAGTTAAGGAATGCCGTTAGGGACCATGAAATGCCTTTGGAATGGATACTACAATGGCAACAAGATTATTCCCGCTTTGTGGTAGAGGTATTAGAACCAGAATGGAGAAAGGCAATCCAAAGCGCTGGTACAAAGATGGGAGAAAATATAGAAGCTTATGCGGGTAGACCTTTCGGATTTACACCAACCGGCCGTAGGATAGAAGAATGGATACAAGTTAGAGGTGGAGAGTTAGCTGTTGCTTTATCGGATTTGCAGCATCAAGCAATGAGAGCTATTTTACGGTACTACACTGTAGATAATCCAGTAAGCCCTGATGAATTAGGCCGAATACTTCGACCTGTCGTTGGGTTGACACCAAAGCAAGCAGAAGCAGTGAGACGATTCAGAGAAAATCTCATAGCTGAAGGACTACCGCTCAAAAAGGTAGAACATCAGGTGCTGAATTATGCAGGGTATTTGCACCGATTCAGGGCATTGAGAATAGCAAGAACGGAGCTATCATTCGCGTACAATTATGGACAGTTTGAAGCTATCCGACAAGCAAAAGAAGCCGGTTTTTTTGGAGGTGAAGTAGTAAAAGTTTGGCTTACAGCGCATGATGAGAGAACATGTCCGCACTGTGGGCCTTTAGACGGACAAATGATTGGACTAGAGGAGACATTTCCGGGAGCAACGGAAAAAGTGCCATATACCTATACACCGCCAGCTCATCCGAATTGTTTTTCTGAAGATACGGAAGTGTTTACTGAAGAAGGATGGAAGCACTTTTATGAACTAACTGGCAGAGAAAAGATTTGGACGCTGAATTTGGAAACAGAAGAGCTTGAGCTGGATGAAGCGGTTGCTTGGATAGAGTATCCTTATGAAGGTGAGATGATACATCTTTCAAACCGAACGATAGATTGTTTGGTTACACCAGACCATAATATGGTAGTTAGAAGCGACTGGATGCACAAAAAACACAAAAACAGCCCATTAATATTGCGAAGAGCAGATGACTTAAAGTATGGCGATGTCATTCCTAGAACTGCCAAGTGGCGCGGTAAGCTCGTGGATACGATAACCATAGGGCAAAGGGTTTTCCCGGCACGTGCTTTTATGAGGTTCTTAGGATGGTACATTGCTGAAGGGAGTATTTCTAAACCGGCCCGGGGCCACTGGCAGATAAAGATAGCGCAGGAGAAAGAGGAAAACAGGAAAGAGATTATTGAGTTGTGCAGGCAGCTGTTTGGCGACGTATGGATTGGCACTGATGCTATCTACGTTCCAAGATTGGACGATATAAAAGACTACTTCTTGGCGTTGGGAAAGGCTCACGAAAAACATCTACCATCAGAAATCAAAGGACTAAGTGCAGAACTTTTGAAAGAGCTTTGGGAGGCGTTTTGTTTAGGGGACGGATATATACGGCAGTCGAGTTGGAAAGACCATCCCGAGTGGAACTTTGGCAAGGAGTACGTAGCTACAACATCATCGCGGCAGTTGATGAACGACTTAACTGAAATTGCCTTAAAGATAAGCATGAGACCTAGCTTTAGAGTTGAGCAACCAAAAACTATTAAGCATTGGAACGGTGTATATACTAGCAAGCATGAACAATGGTGGATAAGTTTTGGCAGCAGGCGTTACAGCGTTTTTGAGCCTCAATATTGGCAGAGAGTACCGTATAAAGGCAGGGTTTACTGCGTGCAAATGAAAAGGAACCCCACCTTATTTGTGCGCCGCAACGGAAAGACGCTGTGGACAGGAAATTGCAGATGCACGGTAGGCTATCAGGTTTTAGAAAGGAGGACATAGTATGGAACAAAAGGGTTTTAAGTTTGATGTGAAGTCCATAGACGAACAAGGTGTTTTTGAAGGTTATGCTGCTGTGTTTGGCAACGTAGATTTGGGCGGCGATGTTATAGAGCCCGGAGCATTCAAGAAGACATTGCAAGAGAACCCAAGAATGCCGATTTTGTGGCAGCATAACCCGACAGAGCCTATTGGTGTAACGCTAGAAGCCTATGAAGACGGCAGAGGCTTAAAAGTAAAAGGGCAACTAAACCTTGAGACAACCAGAGGGAAAGAAGCCTATGCACTTTTAAAGCAAGGAGCTTTAAAAGGACTTTCTATTGGCTATGACTCTGTTAAAGAGGCATGGGAAGGTACCAAGCGCATTTTGAAGGAGATTAGGCTTTGGGAATGGTCGCTTGTAACATTCCCGATGAATCCGCTTGCCCAAGTCGCAGAAGTCAAGGCAGTTGTACCGTTCCAAGACCTACCGCTTGCAAGTGAGGACAGGTCTTGGGATGCGGACGCGGCCAGGGCGAGGGTAGCGAAGTGGGCCTCTTCTGATGGGAGCGGCGACAAAGACAAAATAGATTGGAGCAAGTATCGTAAGGCTTTCCTGTGGTACAACTCCGATGAACCAGAGAACTTCGGTAGCTACAAGCTTCCTATTGCTGATGTGATAGATGGCAAACTTATGGCAGTGCCACGAGCAATTTATGCCGCTGCTGCAGCTATTCAAGGTGCACGTGGTGGCGTCAATATACCAGATAGCGATATATCTGCAATAAAACGACACTTAGAACGTTATCACCACAAAATGGACAGAAAAGCACCTTGGGAAGAAAAACAAAGCGATTTTGACATGCTTCTATATGCTGTCATAGGTGCAACACATGAAATGAAAGCAGGTAGAGTTTTGTCAGCGACCAATCGCTCCCTTGTGGAGCAGGCAATACAAGCACTTCAGACACTCCTTGCAGACTCTGAGCCGGATAAATCCACTCAGGATGACAAGGAGCCGTCTGAGAAAAGCAAGTCGGGAAACCACTTGCTGGATGAAACTATTCAAGAACTTAGAAAAATTTTAAAGGAGGTATCTTAAAATGGATGAAAAAATCTTAGAGTTACAACAATTAGTAAAAGAGCTTAGAGACAAATTCGAGGCAAAGGAAAAGGGATTGTACACAAAAGCCGAATTTGAGGAATTCGAAGCAAAAATAAACGAAAGAATCGCACAGATTGAAACAATGATAAAAAGACCGCCTGTCGATGGCAAAAATGTTGGACAACCAAACGAGAAAAAAGCTGCATTTTTCAAGTTTATGAGGGAAGGTAAATCTGCACTTACTCCAGAAGAACAGAAAGCTCTTGTATCCGATGCTACTGGACAAATACTCATTCCGGAGGAATTAGAGAGCGAGATTTACAGAGAGCTTCCTAAGATAACTATCATTCGCAGCTTGGCAACTGTACGTCAGACCAGAAGCGACAGAATTAGAAGACGCAGCTTGACAGAAGTAACTGTCGGCTGGGGTAAACTTGAAACCGGTACACCCATAACTGAATCTACAATGATACCAAGCGAAGAATTTCAATACGTCGAAGACCTCTACGGCCTCACCAAAGTTGGCGAAGTCGAGTTGATGGATACCGACGTTGCTTTGGAGAGCATCATTACCAATTCTTTCTCCAGAGCAATTGCTGAGGCTGAAGATACAGCATTCATAATAGGTACAGGACACGCTAATAAACAACCTGAAGGAATTTTAAACAGCTCTGTAGCCACTGTGAATGCAGGGCAAGCAGGTGCTATTACAGCAGATGATATATTGAAGCTCATCTATGAAGTACCTGCTCAATACAGGAGAAATGGCGTATTGATTGTAAACAGCAAAACAGAGCTTGCTTTAAGACTGTTGAAGGATACTAACGGGCAATACTTATGGCAGCCATCTTTGCAGGCAGGAACACCAGCAACATTTGCAGGATATCCAATCTATAACCAAGAAGATGTTCCGCAGATACCCGCTGCTGGAACTGCTGCTAAAGTTGCAATATTCGGCGATGTTAGAAGCGGATACAGGATAATTAATAGATTAGGCATGACTGTACAAAGACTAACCGAGCTTTATGCTGAAGCTGGCCTTGTAGGCTTCAAGGTTCATTACAGAGTTGGTGGCGGCGTAATTAGACCAGACGCATTAAGAATATTAAATGTGCCAGCGTAATTAGACCAGACGCATTAAGAATATTAAATGTGCCAGCAGAGTAAGGGTGATTAATGATGAGAATTAGGATATTAAGGAGCATTGCAACAGCAGACCGGGCTTTTACGCCCGGTTCTGTTGTGGATGTTGATGATAAAACAGCAAAAGCATGGATACAAGCTGGAGTGGCCGAGCAGGATAAAAGCCTGCAAGGGCCAAGCGAGGTGAAAGAAAATGTATCTAAGGCTAGTGACACCACCGACAATAGAGCCAGTGACACTGGAGGAAGTAAAACTACATCTAAGGGTGGACGGAACCGAAGAAGATAGCCTAATTAGTGCGCTTATAACAGCAGCAAGGCAAAAAGCAGAAGAGTATACCAAAAGGGCCTTTATTACACAGTCATGGGAACTTGCATTGGATTCAGTTAGTGGAAAAGTGTATCTACCAAGGCCTCCAGTTCAAGCGATAAATGAGGTTATTTTGGATGGCGAAATAGTCTCGACCGAAAATTATGCTTTAGTAGGGCAGGATGTTTTTTGTGCAAAAATTCCGCTTAATGCCGTCAATCCTGCCGGTTTAGTGATTCGATATGCTTCTGGCTATGGTAATACTGCTACCGATGTACCACAAGCAGTACGGCAGGCCATATTGATGTTAGTAGCACATCTCTATGAGGCAAGAGAAGGAGAAACACCACAGGTAGAATATGAAATACAGGCAAGGGCAGGAGTTGACATACCACCAATGGTTGCATCGCTTTTGCGACCATATCGGGTGATGATGCTATGATTGGAAAATTAAGGCACAGAGTAACCTTGCAAGAGCTTGTAAAAACAGATGATGGTTATGGCGGCACAATAGAAACATGGCAGGATATAACTACTATTTGGGCAGCTATAGAGCCTTTAAGAGGCAATGAAAGATATACAGCACAACAAGTGCAATCCGAGCTAAGTCACAAGGTTACAATACGCTATCGGACGGGAATAAAGCCGCAGATGAGGCTATTATACAAAGACAGAATATTCGAGATAGAAGCGGTTCTTGACGTAGAAGAACGGCATCAGTGGTTAGAGCTTCTATGTAGCGAGGTGGTAGCAAGTGCCTAAAACATCAATAACGATAGACATAAAAGGAGTTAGAGAAACGTTGGGCAGAATTGACCTTACTAATGCTAAACTCCGCAAAGCTGTAAAAGAGCAGGTCGGTAAATCGGCGTTGAACATACAGCTTGGTGCAAAACAAAGATGCCCTGTGAGGACTGGAGCACTTCGAAACTCTATCACAGTAGATTTTTACGGCATAATGTCTGCGCAAATAGGACCTCATATGCCTTATGCACCTTATGTAGAATTCGGTACGAGGAAGATGGCAGCACAGCCCTTTTTATTTCCAGCATTCGAAGAAGAGAAACCTAAATTTGAAGAAGGTCTTAAAAAAGCCATTGAGGAGGCGGCAAAATGAAGTCGCCATTATTA